GGCGGTGATCCAAAAGTAGCTGCACTAGGAGATGATTCAAATATAGATTTAGCTTTATCACCAAAAGGATCTGGTGAAATTGTTGTTGGTACAGGGTCAGCTGCATCAACGATCACGTCAAGCGGTGCATACGATTTAATTTTAGATACAAACTCTGGAACAAACTCTGGTACGATTACAATTACAGATGGTGCAAACGGAAATATTACTGCAACACCAAACGGAACAGGTCTTGTAGAAATTGGTGGTAACACTAATCCTGGAACTATCCAACTTAATTGCGAGTCCAACTCCCACGGAATAAAGCTGCAATCCCCGCCGCATTCGTCCTCACAGTCTTACACATTAAAATTTCCTACAGGAAACGTAACAGCAGACAGATTTTTAAAAGTTGCTTCAATTACGGGTTCAGGAACAACAGCAGTTGGTCAATTATCTTTTGCTGAAGTATCTGGTGGAACGTCTTGGCAAGCTGTTTCAACAACTAACGCAACTATGGCTGCAGGTGAAGGTTATTTTGTTGATACATCCTCAGCTGCTATTACAATGACTTTACCAGGATCAGCATCAAGAGGTGATGAAATTTCAATTATAGATTACGCAGGTACTTTTGATACTAACAATTTAACAGTAGGAAGAAACTCACACAACATTCAAGGTTCTGCAGCAGATTTAACAGTGTCAACCGAGAGAGCTGGTTTTACATTGGTTTACGTAGACTCAACTCAAGGTTGGCTATTAAAGGATAAATAATAGCTATGTCTGAATATAAAGGTATAAAGGGGTTTCAAGTTCAAACCCGTACAGAAGATCCAAGTCCAACTGAAGTACAAGTTGGAGATTTCTATTACAACTCTTCAACAGGAGAATTTAAAGTTATAAACGATGGCGGAGTTTCTATTGGAACTTGGGCTAGTATATCAAATGTTAATACACCTAGATCTTCTATTCAAAATACAGGGGCTGGCACAAGAACAGAAGGGATCATCTTTGGTGGATTAGAACCTTCTTTGTCTACAAAGACAGAGCATTGGAATGGCTCTAGTTGGACAGAAGTAAATGATTTAAATGGCGGATTGAGAGACGGAGGTGGAACGGGATCTTATACCTCTGCCATAGCAGGAGGTGGTGATCCGGGTGGTGTTACAGATAATGCTGAGACTTGGAACGGATCTTCTTGGTCTAATATTACAGAGATGGGACAAGCAAGAGAAGGATTAGGAATGGCTGGAGCAACTAATACACAAGTAATTGCTTTTGCTGGTGGACCAAGTTCAGATGCACAAACTTGGAATGGCTCTGCTTGGACTGAAGTATCTGATGTAAATACAACTAGAAAATTTTTAACAGGTTGTGGAGCTTGGACATCGGCTCTTGCTATCGGCGGTGATGGTCCAATTACAGGTAAAACAGAATCTTGGGACGGTAGCTCTTGGACTGAAGTAAATGATTTAAATACAGCTAGAGCATCAGCAGGGTCATCTGGAACTTCAAATACTGTTGCCTTAGCTTTTGGAGGATATATTTCACCTGCATCAACAAAGAAAGCTCAAACAGAATCTTGGGATGGCACGAGTTGGACAGAAGTTAATGACATGGCAACCGCAAGGTCTAATGGTGGAGCTGCAGGAAATTCAGGAACTAGTGTTTTTTACGCTTCAGGAAACTCTGGAACAGCTGCGACTGCTGTATCTGAAGAATTTAACGCTGCAGATTTTCAAATTAAGACAGTGACAACAAGTTAATTATGATTTATAAACAAGTAAAAGGAGGAAGCAACTATGGCATATAAATACTGTACAGCGACTAACTGGGGCAAAAACTTTTTCACTCACGAAGAGAGAAGACAGTTTTACCTAAGAGGTCATCCTGGTGAAGTATGGGTTGTAGGAGATAATCATCACGGCGATGACTGGATTAGCAAAGTTGATGGTGCTATTAAGACAAAAGAAGAAGCACAAGCTATCGTTACTGGTGAAATTGAAGCAGCACAAGCTGCTTGGGATGCATCATCAGCTGAAGAGCAAGAGCGAAACCCAAGACCAGTAGTATATAATCTTCCATAGTCTTAACCTATGGCTAAGTATTCGGATATAAAAGGATTTACAGTTCAAACACTGTCGACGGACACTGTTGCGTCTCAAGCAGCTGGTGGTTCGTGGGCTAGTGGTGGAAGTATGAATACAGGTAGGAGAGAATTAGGTGGTGCTGGGATTCAAACTGCATCTATTGCAATGGGAGGAAGAGATCCAGGCACAACTTATGGTGACAAAGTAGAAATATATGATGGTTCCTCTTGGACAGAAACAGGTGATTTAAACACAGGAAGAAAAATGGGCGGAGGTAATGGTGCAGGAACTACAACTGCAGCTTTAGCTTTTGGAGGTAGAAAATCTCCCAGTGATACTAACACAGGTGAAACAGAATCTTGGAACGGTTCATCATGGACTGAAGTGAATGACTTAAATACAGCACGAGGTCAATTAGGTGGTTCAGGAGCAACATACACCGCTGCTATTGCGGTAGGTGGAGGAACTCCATCAGCAACAGCAGTCACAGAAACATGGAACGGTAGCTCTTGGACTGAAGTAAATGATTTAAATAATAGTAGAAGAAATCTTCCAGTTAGCGGAACAACGACTTCAGCTATAGCAGGAGGCGGAGAAGATGGCCCTAATGCTAGAATAGAAAGCTGGGATGGAAGTTCTTGGACTGAAATAGCAGAAGCTAACACTTCAAGAAACTCAGCATCTATGTCATGTAACGGTTCAAACACAGCTACAATTTATTTTGGAGGGTATACATCGACTTATGTTACAAACACAGAAGATTGGAATGGTACAGCTTGGACAGAAGTAAATGATCTAGCCACTGCAAAAGGATACGCTGCAGGAACTGGAACCTCCTCGTCTGCTTTTTCTTTTGGAGGACTGCCAGCGCCAATTTCAACGACAGAAGAATTTACAGCACCAGCAGTATTTAATCAAATACAAGAAGGACAATTATTTTTTAATTCAACAACAAACACTTTTAAAGAAACAATAATGGATATACCTGGTGGCACGTGGGCAAGTCAAACTAGTTTGAACACAGCTAGAAATTATATAGCTGGTGCAGGAATAGCAACAGCAGCAATAGCCTCTGGTGGTTCTGTTGGACCAAAAGTACAAACTGAAACTTGGAATGGATCGTCGTGGACTGAGGTAAATGATTTAAATGATGCACTTTATGGTAGAGGACCTTTTGGAACATCAACATCACAAGTAGTAGCGGGCGGTAATGGACCTCCATATTCAGCTGAATCTGAATCTTGGGATGGATCTTCATGGACTGAGATCGCAGAAATTAATACAGCTAGAAGAGATCTAGCTGGGTTTGGTGCATCTAACTCATCAGGATTAGTTACGGGAGGCTTAGCCTCACCAGGATACTCAGCAGGAAATGAACTTTGGAGCGGCTCTTCTTGGACAGAATCTGCAGACTTAAATACAGCTAGACAAGAACTAGCAGGCGCAGGTAAATCACAAACAGCTGGAATCGTAGCTTTTGGAGTCACTACTCCACCTGTAACATATTACACAAGAACAGAACTTTGGGATGGATCTAGTTGGACAGAGGTTGGTGATGGAAATACAGGTAGACACGGACTAGGATCTGGAGGAACTTCAACATCAGCTTTATTTTATGGTGGATCAGTCCCTGGTGGAGCAACAAATAAAACAGAATCTTGGAATGGCACGGCTTGGACAGAACAAGATGATTTATCTTCTAACAGATCTACTTTAGGAGGGGCTGGAGCTGAAGCTTCGTCTTCCCTTGCTATTGGTGGTTATACACCATCTCCTGCAGGTTCAACTAATACTGTAGAAGAATTTACAGCAAATTTAGCTAACAAAACAATTACAGCGAGTTAATTATGGCAACGTATAAGGAAATAAAAGGCGTAACAGTACAAACACTAGACAGTGATCCGGTTATTGGAGGAGTTGCTGGGGGTACGTGGGCAGCTGGAGGAGATTTACTTGCTGCAACAAGCGGTCAGGCAGCTTTTGGAACACAAACTGCAGCTTTAAGTGTAGGTGGTTATCTTGGCCCTCCAGGTGCGACTGCTAAAAATGAAGAGTACGATGGTACATCTTTCACCGAAAAAGCAGATATAAATTTAGCTAGATATGGTTTGAAAGGAGCAGGCACTACAACGGCAGGGATAGTAACTGGTGGTCCAGCACCAAATAATAATTTAGTAGAACTTTGGAACGGTAGTTCGTGGACAGAGACAACTGAGATGGCATCAGGTAAAGAAAATCATGCGGCCGTTGGAACATCAACAGCGACTTTAGTTTTCGGTGGAGTTCCACCAGGAACAGGTGACGTTAATACTTTTTATTGGAATGGTAGTTCTTGGGCAGAACAAGCAGATATGAATCAAGCGAAAAGAAATTTAGCTGGAATAGGAGTTTATAATTCAGCCATATCAGCAGGTGGTGAAACTCCATCAGTAACTGCAAACACTGAATCGTACGATGGGACAAGTTGGACAGAGGTAAACAACATGAACACAGCTAGAAGAGCGTTAGCGGGAAGTGGTTCATCTACCGCTGGTTTAGTTTACGGTGGAACAACTGGTTCAGATTCAGCAAACACAGAATCTTGGAATGGAACGAGTTGGACTGAAGTTGCAGATTTAGCAACGGGTAGATTAGCCTTAGGTGGAGCAGGAACAACAAACACATCAGCTTTTGCGATTGGTGGTGAAGATCCAGTGCAAGCAGGAACAGAGGAATTTTCAACAGCTGGACCTACAGATACTATTTTAACAGAAGGTGATTTATTTTTATCTGGAGGCGCAACGTTAAAAGGTTTTGGAAAAGCGGCTGGAGTGCCTGCAGGGACTTGGGCTAGCAGTACAAATATTAACACAGCAAGAGGTTTACTCGGTGGGGTAGGAACTAACACAGAAGGTCTTATCTTTGGAGGGTTTACGCATCCACCAAGCGCTGCTTATGCAAATACCGAACAATACAACGGCACTTCTTGGACAGAACTTAACGACTTAAATACAGCTAGATACTATATTACCAAAGGAGGGTTAGGAACTGTTACTGCAGCGATTACAATGGGTGGAGAACCGGTTAGTGGAACTCCAGGACAAATAAACGAATCTTGGAATGGTTCAACTTGGACTGAAGTGAATGACACTAATAATAAAATTAGAAAAGGCGCAGGAGCTGGAACAGCAACTGCAGGTCTTATCTTTTCAGATTCTGGTGAAGGAAGCACACCTAAAGTTAAAACAGAATCTTGGGATGGAACTTCGTGGACTGAAACTACGGATATAAACTCGGGTAGAGGTGATGGTTGTGGAACTGGTATTCAAACATCAGCTCTCTTAGTGGGTGGAGAGGAGCCTGCGATAAATGGAAAAACAGAATCTTGGAATGGCTCAGCATGGACTGAAACAGGAGATCTAAATACAGCTCGAAGAGGTTTATCCGGAACTGGTGCTAATAACACTAATTCTTTAGTGTTTCTTGGAACACCACCATTAAGAACTAACACAGAAGCTTTTAATGGCACAAGTTGGACAGAATTAAATGATCTATCTACAGCTAGAGAAGGGGCTGCCCCAGGCTCTAATTTTGGAACTATGAATAGTTTTGCAGCAGGTGGATATAATGGAGGAACTAATGCTGTTGAAGATTGGAACGTTGATGCTACGTTATCTACATTAGATTTCGACTAGACTTGACCTTTATATAGAAAGGTATATAAAGAAGATAGAAATGAATAAAGGAGATAGAATGTCAAAAGAAAAACGTAATATAGCTACCAAGCTAGAAACCGAATCAAAGTATTTAACAAACATCTTAGATAAGGATGATGTTAAAAATTTTAAAAAATTAATACCAGAACTACAAGATACATGGATGAAAAAACAAATGTTTCGTACAGAAACAGAAATGAGATTCTCTGTGTTATCTGATAATAAATATCCAACGAAAGCTGCAAAGTATTGGCAATCTGTAAGAGAGCAGAATACACACTTTGAAAATTTAGTGCACTTATCATTTGATGCTAGGAAGAATGAAGTTGAGATAAAGAAACTACAAAGAGATATTAAAAAAGAAAAAGATCCATTAGAGAAAGAACTCAAACAAGTAGAGCTAGAAGAAAAATTATATACTAAAGCGCAAATGGAACTTGTTGCTAAACATAGAATGAGAGAAGTTTCTCTTTGGTCTAAACTTAAAAAAGAGTTTCATGATGGTTCGTTTGATGACAGAGATGTGAACACGCACCAAGCTAAGTCATATCTATTAAGATTACAAAGACAGAAAGAAACTATAACACCTGGTACGTCACAACCTGAAGTGTTTAATGTATTAGGACAATTAGAAGCTTTAGAAAAAGGATTGAAAGAAAACACTTTATCTTTAGATAGTAAGAAAACTAAAAAATTAAAATGAAGTTCGATTTCGTTTATTTAGGTCAGACGGTCTTAAAATACCAGGTCCCTTTAGAGGTATTTGTAGGTCTTAATGAAATCTACGAAAAACAAAAAAAACAATTACCGAAAGCTAACAAACAGTTAGTAGGTAAAATACAAGACGAAGTATCTTTATTTTATTCTGGTCCTAACAACGATAAGATGCATCAGCATTGTTTTTTACCTGATGATATATTGAAATGGTTTCATAGCGTCTTTGACCATTACACAGATTGGAATAAGATAGGTCCAACACAAAAATCTATTAATTCTATTTGGGTTAATGAAATGAAAGCACATGAATATAATCCTGTGCACATTCACCAAGGTAAACTTTATACAGGTTTATCTTCTGTAATGATTATGAAATTACCTAAAGATACAGGTGTAGAATACTCTGCAGAATCAAAACCCATGAACGGTAGACTACAAATTATAGGTGCAGCTAACGGACAATTTTCTAAAACAGATTATTCACCCAATATGAAGATAGGGGACTTTTATGTTTTTCCTTATGACATGAGACACTGCGTATATCCATTCAACGGAACCAAAGAAAAAAGAAGAACATTAGTTTGTAATGTTGATGTTGATTATAATCCTGTATCTTCAAGAACGGGTATGGGGCAAAACGAATGATACCAAGAATGCCTAGATGGCAATCGTATGTTGCTACAACTACAAACCCTATCTTTACACCTGAACAATGTAAAATGATTATTGATGCTGGTCATCAATGTGCACCTGAACAAGCAAAAGTAGGTGGAGGTGAAGCTGGTAAATATGATACAAAAAAACGAGTGACAACAATCTCTTGGATACCTTTTGATAAACTACCACAAATGTATAAAGTTATTGAGAATCAATTATCTATCGTAAACTTAAATCATTTTTATTTTGATGGTGTAACACTTACTGAACCTGCACAGTTTACGGTATATCCCAAAAAAGGTTTTTATGATTGGCACATGGATCTTAATGCGTTTGGTCAAGAGGGTCAAAACCCAATTAGAAAAATATCTATGACTTGTTTATTATCAGATCCGTCAGAATTTACAGGTGGTGATCTTCTCTTTTCAGAGATGGGCGATCAAAAACCAGTGCCGTTGAAACAAGGACAAGCTATATTTTTTGCATCATTCTTAAGACACAAAGTTGCACCAGTTAAAAAAGGTGTAAGAAAATCTTTAGTAATGTGGTTTGGAGGACCACCATTTAAATGAGTCAATTAAAAAGAAAAATATTATTTCCAACTGCTGTTTATTTTAAAGATATACCTGACGCAAAAAAACTTAATAAGTATTTATTCAAAGAAATAAAAAAGTGGCGTAAAGCAGATCCTGAAGGAGAGAAGAAAACAAACTCTGGTTTTGGTTGGCACAGTAAAACTGACATGGATAAGAGAAAAGAATATAGACCTCTTATCGATGAATTATTTAAAATGGCTTACGAGTGTAATGCAGATTTCGGTGTTACAGGTAAACTAGGTCTCGGTAATATGTGGGCTAATATTAATCCAACATATAGTTATAATAAAACACACACTCACCCTAACTCTATGTGGTCAGGTGTATACTATATTAAAGTGCCCAAGAACTCAGGCAAACTATTTTTAGAAGATCCTAGACCAGGACCGAATACACACATGCCTAGAAGAGTAGATAATCTACCTGAACAATTATGGAGAGTATGTGCTTATGAACCTATAGAAGGCAGAATGATCTTTTTTCCATCTTGGCTACCTCATGGTGTTGACATAAACATGAATACAGACAAAGGTGAAAAGAACTGGAGAATATCTGTGTCTTATAATTTTATACAAATATGAGTTTCAAAAAAAATAAATATCAAGTTATACGTGGTGCTATATCTAAAGAGGTAGCAGACATAGCTTATAGGTATTTACAAATATCCGCAGAAGCAGATAACTGGATGTTAAAAAATGGTGTGACCCATGCAGGTAATAGACTTGTAGGTAATTTTAACGATCCACAAGTTCCAAACTCTTATGCTAAGTATGGTGACAGATTAATGGAGACATTGTTAGTCAAGACCATAGCTGTAATGCAGAAGAAGACAGGACTTAAACTAGTGCCCACTTATTCTTACACAAGGCTTTATAGGACAGGTAATATCTTACAAAGACACAAAGATAGACCTAGCTGTGAGATATCAACTACGCTAAACCTAGGTGGAGATAACTGGCCCATATTTATCGATCCTACGGGGTCTGACAACGTCATAGACGAGTATAAAGGTATACATAAGCCTGGTGCACCCAAAGGTGTAAAAGTAGACCTAAAACCA